GCATTCCCAGCAGCACACCCGGCTGCAGTCCTCCCCGGTTCCCGGGATGAGCTTATGGGCCTCCTCCAGGGTGCAGTCAAATTCTGGCCGGTGGATGCACTTCCCGGACTTCTCTAACTGGGTCTGCTCTGTCTTTGGCGGTTCCGGTTCTGGTTCTTGGTTGGGCTCTGGTTCTTGCTCCGGTGTTGCGACTGTCGCAACTTTTTTCTCTTTTTTCGGCTTCATTGCCCTGATAACAGGTATCTTCATATCAGGGGTGACCTGCTCCCTCAGCTCCTCACTCATGGGGAGCATCTCTATCAGCTGACTGACGTTGTACACCTCATACTGTTCTTCCAACCTGGGCAGCTCCCCCGGCTCTATCGGAATGCCGAACTTATCGTACAGGTTGATGCACCTGGACGCCCAGGACTTGTCCTTGCCATATTCATCACCCAAAAACTCGTTAAAGCTGTCGTAACCTTGTCCCTGCCACAGCTTTTCATCCCGGATGATTTTCAGGTAATAACCGAAGCCTACAAAACCATTTTTGATATCCTTGTAGGCTATATTGGCCAGCCGCCTGGTATCTATAAAGGTCAATCCTGTTTTCTTAACTTCCTCCATCACTTTTCCCCTTTCACTCTGCTTATTCTGGCTTTAAGGGCCGTAAGCAATGAATCCTGGGTAACCTGCTTATTCTGCAGGGCTGCCATGACATCCTCATCCATGCATCCGGATACAATCAAATGGTGTATGATAACATTATCCGTCTGTCCCTGCCTGTGCAGCCTGGCATTTGCCTGTTGATACAGTTCCAGGGACCAATTAAGGCCAAACCATACTATGATGTTTCCACCCGCCTGGAGATTGAGTCCGTAAGCGGCACTTGCCGGATGCGCCAGGAGTACATCTATCTTCCGCTCATTCCACTGGCTGATTACGCCCGGCCCCTTAAGCTCCGCTACCCTAAGTCCCTTCGGAAGGCACTTGATAATACGGGACTTGTCATGCTGGAAGTTGTAGAATACCAGTATCGGTTTCCCCTGGCTGCCTTCCACAATCTCCTTGAATGCCTCCAGCTTCTCGCCATGGACCTCAACTGCATTTTTGTCATTGCCATATACGGCCCCATTACAGAACTGCAGGAGCTTACCGGAAAGCACCGCTGCTGACCCGGCATCCAGTGTGGTCTCGTCCACTTCCAGAAGCATCTCACGCTCAAACTTCTCATATGCTGCCTGCTCCCTGGGATTAAGACGCACATGTATTACATTGTCAATTCGCTCTGGAAGCTGCAGGTAATCCTTTGCCTGCAGGCTGATGCAGATGTCGGATATCCGCTGCTGGATAATCCGGTCTGCCCCTGGAAGCGGCGCGTATGAAAAGATGGTATCCCGGTTTCTGGATGCTGGCGAGAAATATTCTTCCCGGTACTGCCCTATCCTTGTCCCCAGCCGCCGTCCCTGGTCAAGCAAGTATATCTGGGACCACAGGTCCAGAAGGCCGTTTGGTGCCGGTGTACCGGTCAGCCCATAAATCCGGCGTATGTGGATCCTCACCAAGCACAGGCTCTTGAAACGCTTGGCCTGCGGATTCTTGAAACTGGACAGCTCATCTATGATTACCGTGTCAAACGGCCAGGCGTTGCGGTAATGGTCCACAAGCCACTGCACATTATCCCGGCTCAGCACATACACATCTCCCGGGGTATTAAGGGCCTTTATCCGCTTTTCCCGGCTGCCCAGCACGGGGATAATCCGAAGCAGTTTCAGATGGTCCCACTTCCCGGCCTCTCGGGTCCAGGTATCCTCCGCCACTTTCTTGGGCGCTATCACCAGGGTTTTCCCGACCTCAAACCGATTGTACCGCAGGTCATTGACGGCCGTCAGCGTGATAACGGTCTTACCAAGCCCCATGTCCAGGAACAGCCCCAGGGCGGGGTCCGCTATCATACGGTTAATGCAGTATCTCTGGTAGTCATGCGGCACGAACTTCATTTCACGCTCCCGGCTCCCAGGCCTATCAGCTCAATTACCCTAAGGACGTCCCTGGTATGGTCCAGAACTGTGACGAAACACCCAAGTTCCTTTAGCCGCTTCTGCTGCCTCCGCTGCAAGGGCGTTGGTTTTTTACCCTCTTGCTTTAATTCTACGAATCCAATATGGCCTCCGGGGAGTACCACCAGCCTGTCCGGCACACCGGCATTACCGGGGGAGACAAACTTGAATGCGATACCACCACTCTTCTTGACTGCTTCCGTGAATTTCTTTTCAAGCTCTTTTTCAAGCATTTTGACGCCTCCTTTTTACCCCTTGGCAACAACGGGCTACAGCATTCTATATATATATATACGCGTATGCGGGCGCAGGGGTATTATATATACATTACCCTTTATTTTATATTTTTATATATAAGAATGTTGCCACTGTTGCTTAAGGGTTTAGCCCTTGATTTTCAAGGGTTTTTACAGCAACATTGGATTGTTGCCTCCTGTTCCCATTGTTGCCTTTTACAATTTTTGGAATGTTGCCGGGCGACAATCTAATCTTGCCTCCTGGCTTAAGACATGTCCCCTCTGTTTTCCATAGTATGGGCCGAATGGAATGGCTCCGGAGCTCCGTTCCCATCCAGGCAGACCGGATAGTATGCTGTTGATTTCATGGGCATCCGACTTCTTCATCATCTTCAAATCCCCATAAAAGCATTCACACCATATCTCTGCTGCGCACACCCTGTCACGCGGCAAAAGCAGGTTCTCATCATAATCCCGCCCCGCAAAGTTCCAGAACTCTCTCCTGGCTGCCAGGTCCTTCCGGCTCCAGTCTACCGGTATCTTCCTGCCCAGGAACTCCCGGATGATCCCTTCCTTAGGATTGCTTTCCTTATGCTCCTCCTGCTGGCGTACCGCTTCCTCCGCCACGGCTCCCTCCAGAAACAGCTTCTCGCCGCACTGCCATCTCATAAAGGCCTCCGCCCAAATCTGGTCCACTTCACCTGGCAGCTGCTCAAACACATTTTTTCTGCTGGGGATTTTTCCAAGGTCAATCGGCCAGAACCGCCTGTTGCCTGTCTGGTCTTTCAAAAACTCTTTGTCATTGGTTGTTCCTACGATGATGCAGGAACGCGGAAATGGCTTCGTCCGCCTTCCGTACGGCTCCCTGTAGACATCTTCTGTTTTACTCATGAACTGTTTGACGGTGTTCATCTCTGACTTATTCATACCGGCCAGTTCCCCGGCTTCTATAATCCAGTATCCCTGGATCAACTCCGCAGCGTCCTTCCCTTCAAAGGTTGCCAGGCTGTCTGAGTACCAGTCCTTGCCCAGGAATCGGAAGAACGTGCTTTTCCCTACGCCTTGGGCGCCGGACAGTATCAGCATACAATCAAACTTAATCCCGGGCACCATGGCCCTGGCAACGGCGGCAGCCAGCGTCTTGCGCGTGGCATCCCTTGTATAGGTACTGTCCTCCGCCCCAAAATAATCAGTCAGCAGAGTATCAATACGCGGAATACCATCCCAGACCAGCCCGGTCAGGTATTCCCTTATCTTATGCTGCTTATGGTTTGTCGCATATACAGCCATTGCATCATATATCCTCTCTTTCCCGGTTATCCCGTATACTTTCTCTATATAATGCCTGAGCCCTGAGTCATCCTCGTCCGCCCAGGCTCTCAGCTTGTAATTGTCCTTTGGCGCCTCCCAAGGCATGGCCTGTCCAACAACCGCCCTGTTCGCGAACTCATCATGCCAGAACCGCCCGTTCAGTTTTGGGTCATGGTTCAGTATAATGAGGACATTGTCGATGGTATTGAGGGGCTGCCCTGTCCGTGAGCTGCACTTAAGCTCTCCCATCCATTCAAAATCCGGGACTCCCTCTGTCTCCCCCTGGACCGGCTGTGAAAAGTCCTCCTGAGCCTTCCTGTACCGTTCCAGGGCCATTGCCTTGGATACCGGCTCCTGCTGCAGGGCAAATTCACACATGGCCTTAAATGATGGCAGCTGTGTCACTGGGGTTTCCGGTTTCGCATCATAATCCTCCTCGTTGAATTTATGGAGGCGGACCAGGTCGAACGCGTTGCAGAGTTTCCCGCTGGCCGGATCCGTGGCATGGTGGCTGTACAGGAAGTTACCGCCGTCATATAATACGGCGCCGCCCATGGTTGAGCCCTCGCTGTATGTATACCGGCCCTCCCCGCAGGGGATGTACGCATCCGGTATAAACTGCGCGATGGCTTCCGTCACATCGTACGCCCGGCAGAACGCGCCTACCACTCCCTGCTTTTCAAGCGGGTTACCCTGTTTCTTTGCCGACCGGTCGCGGAGCTTTGCGGCCCCCGGTACCTCGGGCCATTCCGTCACGTTGCGCCAGTTTTGGTAGAGCCTCAGAACCCCGTCCTTTGACAGGAATGGCTTATCCCCATAAAGAAATACATACTCGCTGTCCGCGCTGCAGCTTGGCCAGTACATGAGCCGGACCGGCTCAAACGTGGTAGGGTCAAATATCTGTATCCCCAGGAAAGCCGCCACTTTCCGGGCTATCGGCTCATATTCATCCGCCGTGCACGCCACGTCCAATGGGAGGATGATACGCAGCCTGGGGGCCGCGCCCTCATGTTTTCTTGTAGAATATACAGCATAGGAACACCCCAGTGCCTCCACGGCATTCAGAACTGCCTGTGTCCCTCCCGGGATGATGTTGTCCGCATCCAGTGTCACAAGGTGCCTGTTACCGGCGTTCTCATTCCTGCGGGCCTCCCCGTTCAGTTCCCCGCCGACAAACCCTCCGACATCCTTTAATTCATCCTGGCGCGCCTTTGTAAGCCCTTTATACTCCGCAAAGGTTTCACCCGTGCGTTCCGGCCTGGATATCCGCTGGACGAAATCCGACCACAGGAGCTCCTGCCGGTGCCAGGACGTGGCTTTCCTGCTCGTACCTACTGATATTCTTATTTTCCTGTCATTTACGAACATAAGCCTACTCCTTTTTGTAATAATCTCCTGTGAATCCATCCGCATTCAGAGGAAGTCCCTCAGCCCATGCCGGAGGCCGGCACATAAGGCTTATTGCCTCCTCCAGACTCTGCCTTCCGCCCTTGGGAATTTCCAGTATCACCTCGTCATGGATATGGAAGTTAATCCGGTACCCTGCCGTATGCAGGTTTACCATGGCATTGGCCAGGCAGTCTCTTGCCACGGCCTGTACGATATTCTCCGTGAGTTTGCCGCCGTAGGTCGGGAGCAGATCCCACTTATGGTTCTTTTGATTCTGCCCCATGAAATAGATCCGTTTGTAATTCCTCTCGTCCGGAATCATCTGGGGTTTAAGGTAGAACAGCTTACGGCCACTCGGCAGAGTGATCATCATCCGGTCCGCATCCCTTGAGAAGGAAATGCCGTTCGGCAGGGATGATATCACACCATATTCCACGCATTCCGCCGCATGCCGCTCTATGCTGTACCACAAATCCACAATCCGTTTGTTTGATGCCCGCCACCTCTGTACGATATCCGGCAGTTCTTCTTCATGAAGGCCCATCCGCAGGGCGCCCATCTGGATAAGGGCTCCGGCGGCTCCCTGGTATCCCAGGGCAAGCTCTGCGACCTTTCCCTTACTGCGCAGGGCGTACTCCGGATTCCCCTTCCTTATCTTCTCGAGCGGTACCCCGAACATGGTACTGGCCGAAGCCTCATAAATCTTCCCGTGTGTCCGGAACACCTCCAGACGCCATTCCTCCCCGGCCAGCCAGGCAATCACACGCGCTTCTATGGCTGAGAAATCGGCCACGGCGAACGTATATCCGTCTCCCGGTATGAAGGCCGTGCGTATGAGCTGAGAGAGCGTGTCAGGCACATTCCCATATATTATCCGGAGGGCATCGATTTTTTGTTTCTGTACAAGCTCCCTGGCCGTGTCCAGGCTGGCAATATAGTTCCGCGGCAGGTTCTGCACCTGTACAAGCCTTCCGGCCCATCTTCCCGTCCGGCAGGCCCCATAGAACTGCAGGAGCCCGCGCACCCGGCCGTCATCACACAACGCGTCCTGCATGGCCTGGTATTTCTTTACAGAGGTCTTTGCCATCTCTTGACGTATCCGGAGCATTGCCTGTACGTCATCGGTTCCGGACTCCTGGGCCAGTAGGTCTGTAACCGTCTGCTTGTTCAGGCTCTCTATCTCCACGTCCGCATTGTCTATCACCCATTGCTTGAGCTGGGATACGCTGTTCGGATTCTCCAGCCCTGTGATATCCCGGGCCTTTTCCGTAAGCTCCTCCGTCATTTGGGCACTGATAGCCAACGCTCCGTCTATCAGGACCGTATCGAGGGCCACCCCGCCAATGTTAATGGCCTGGTCAATCACCCATAACTGATGCTCAAATGCAGGCAAGGGATATTCCGCCAGCCGGTTCTTGATTTCCCGTTCGGTCACCACATCCTGGCCACAGTATTCCTTAAACAGCTTCCACTTATCCGGGGCATGTTCCGGTAGATTCCTGGTACGCCCACCGTTCCGTTTCGTACGGGCGCATGGGGTACAGAAATATTTAATCAGGGACTTGCCTGTGGACAGTTTCCGCTTGTCTTCGGGAAAATCCATGGCCCTGCCGATGGCATCCAGCCCTCCTGCATATCCGCAGTACCAGGCATGGACCATGGTGCACTGCCATTGCTCCAGGTGTGTCTCAAAGAACTTGCTGAGGCAGTAATATTCAAATGCCGCATTGAATGCCGTCTTCACGACTTCGGGCCTGTGCAGATCCATGGCTGTAAAATATGGGATTTTCTCCCCCTGTGCCAGGTCTACAACCTGTACCGGATTATCGTCATAAGCATAGGCAAACAGAAGGATTTCAAAATCAGGGGACTGTACATATTTGTACAGCCCTGATTTCCGGATATCTACACTGCTATATGTTTCTATATCAATACTTAGGGTCCTCAAATCCCCATCACTCCCCCGGCTGGCAGCGGCCTTCCCGTCACCGGGTCAATCGCCTGCTGCTGTGGCGCCCCGCCTGCAGGAGGGGCGTACCCCATGGGCGGCGCCGTATATCCCGGCATCATCCCGGGAGGGCTGGCCGGCGCGCCCCCAAAACCGCCGGCTGGCTGCTGATAAGCCTGCGCCTGGTAGGATGGCGTCTGATAGGCCGGTGGCTGATACGCAGGCTGCCCATACCCGTTCGGGGCTGCCGCGGAACCTGCATACGCATTGGACCCGCCGAAGTCTTCTTCTGCTGTCGTCCTGCCGGACAGGGGTTCCCCGTCGGCAATCTTCTGTATGTTGTTAAGTCCGCATCCCACTCCACGGTTACCATTTGTATTATATGGATAAAAGTTGACGGTTGCCCGGGCATAGCAGCCAGAATAAAATGCATTCGGGTCAAGGATTGGCTGGATGTTGATATCCACCACGGAAGGCCTGGTCCTGCTTGATGCACGCAGTACCCAGTGGCCCCGGCACTCCTCTCCCCATGGCTCTCCGTTCTGTTTGGTCCCGTCACCGTCATACAGGGGCATGGATGGTCTTGCCGGCATCTGTCCGCCAAACGTTTTCTGTAGTCCTTCCTGCAGGGCCCGGTTCATTTCCGCCACAATGGCATTGTATGTATTTACATCGGATTTTGGGATGAGCATGGTTATCTGATACTTGGCCTCCCCACCACCTGGCGGTGTAGATGGCTCAAACACATGGGCGTAACTCGCCCTGAATCTTCCAACTAACATGTTTTTTCTTCCTCCTTATATTGATTCTCCCCACCGAAATCCTCCTGCGGGGTAGTGTCTTTTTGGTATGGCGGACGTTTGTCCCCCTTAGGTGCAAGCGTGGGTTTTCCTTTTGGTTTCACAATAAATGGCATAAGGATTGTGTTGTAGTCATCCTTATTGATCAGTTTCTCCGCCTCCGTCAGTGATACCGGAATCCGCTCGTAAAACAGGGCCTTCTTATATCCTGCCTCCACCAGCGCGGCATACGCTTTATCCGGGTCGGGGAGCTCCCGGTTGCTCCTGCCCTCCACCAGTTTCCACCCTGGAACATCCTCATCCGCCAGCAGTTTGTCGAGGGCGGCCGCGCGGACCTTCTTGATCCAGGGTGCTGCGAATTCAAGAAAGGGAAGGATAGAGCCAATTTCACCATTGGTCAGGAGCTCTGCGGGTATCATCTTCCCGGTAATTGGGTCCGTATGTTTCTGCAGGGCCGCCATGTTTTCCTCCATCCGGAACCGGCAGGTTCCCGCGGCAGGGCAGAAGCAGTCATCACACCAGGAGCCCTGCCTAAAGTCTCCCTTGCCTTCCCAGGCCAGTTCCGCTGCAGGCTTTACGGTCTGCTCTGACCAGGTTTGGAGCTGACTGGCTGAAAGTTCCCATCGGGAGAAGTTCTTTGTCCGCGGCTGCACAATATGCAGGATGACCCGTTCTACAGGAAATACGATTCCGTACTCAGCAATAGCCCCGACCGCATACAGCATCATCTGCGGATTTTCCTCCGCACTGACTGTAATGCCCTTACCATACTTGAAATCCACCACATGGCAGTCTGTACCGCTCAGAATGATACAGTCAGAGAAGCCGTAGCCATCCCGGGCGACATGCCCGTAATGGACTTCCTTTTCAATCACAATCTTAGGCGGCACAGGATAGCTGTAGGCTATCTTCTGTATGTAGTCCACATATTCGTCTGTATAGCGCTCCATTTCAGGGTCATACTGCCCGTGCTTCTTTAATTGATTGTGTGCAGTTTTAAATGTCTTTTCTGGCATCCCCGGCTCAATGAACAATTTCCGCAGCTTCAACTCACAGATATCGTGAGCCAGCGTACCTTCTTCCGCGTAGTCAGATGTTGATTCCGGAAATGTTTCGGACAGTCTCGCAGATGGCGGGCAGTTTATCCACCGTTTGGCACTGGATGCCGACAACAACGCGTGTTTCCTCTCTTCTGCCATTAGATGTTTGCACCTGCCCCTCTCAACTGCGTCACAAGTTCCGGATACCGTTCAACCGGCACCTGCATGAGGGACATTGCGCCAAACTGTCCCAGTATCTGCATCACATAGTCCCGTTTGCCCTGGTCGATGAGTCCAGTCAGTGCAATGGCTATCTGGTCCTGGGTATAGGATTGTGTGGTGGCTGTCGTTGGCAGTGCTCCCTGTCCGGCCTGGCCCGTGAAGGGCTGTTGGTATTGCATCATGCCTGGCTGTCCTGTAGCGGCTCCAGGAAGACCTGACTGCTGTGGCCCCGAAGCTGCCGGTCCTGGGTTCTGATAGTTCCCAGCCATCTGCGTTGACTGCGGGCCGGCAGGAGTAGGTTCACTAAAGTAAGCAGTCACTCCTCCCTTTCCTAACGCCTGCGCCAGGTTATTGATTGCCTGTGCGATTGTATCGAGTCCTGTAATATTAATGTTCATGTTTGCCATCTTCGTTTTCCTCCGTTTTCATATTCATGGTTTCCGTTGTATTATCTTCCCTGCAGGCGCATTTCTCCCCCGGGTCAAGATAGGCCCCACAATGAGGGCATCGGATATAATAGCTCATGCGGCGTGCCTCCTTTTATGGTTGATTTTTCAGCCATAATCCCTTACAATAAGAATGTGCTAAACTATTTGTCCATGGGCCTCTTGCGGTTGCCGCCGCTGGGGTCCATCTCTTTTGCCCTAAGCTCGTCCAACATCTCCAACAGTACACTGTGGCTGTGGTTGTCATCTTGTCCTGGTGTGTAATCAAGGGCAAACTCCAGGGCCGTTATACGTCTTGATATATCAAACATCCTGACACCTCCCTACTCCTTGACATAGACAGACTTGGTATCGTTGTCATATATCAGCCACAGCGTGTTGCCGGCACTATCCACAATCATGGCCTCGTTGTTATGTACGGTCAATTTAAAATAGCGCATCTCAAAACCCTCTGACTGCAGCCACTTGCGGATTGCGTACTCCGCGATGCTCTTTGCACCTTTAATCACTTTCCCCTTCCTCCTTTCAAAGTCTCACACCCATGGCCAGCGCCATGACCACTATAGATACCATCCACATCACCAGCAGCCAAATGACCGCCGGCACAATCCATTTAGCTGCCCTCATGATTGGGCCGTCCCGGCGTCTCCTGCGGTGTCTGAAGGTCACCATACGCCTGTGCCCCATGATGTTGGTGAGTACCGCTGTTCCTGGCCCGGTGATGTCCACGCGCCAGCCGGGATACTGGACCGCTGCTTTGGCGCGGATGGCTAACTCAGTTACTTTTGTCATTGGCTTGTAAGGTTCCACCATCGCTTTTATCCTCCTTCCTCTCATAGTCCCTGCACGGATACCACCGTGTCCGTTCCGGGCACCGGCTATACCGGCAGGTCTTGCATGTCGTGTTGATATGTACCGCCTCCCTCGTTGCGTTTTGTCCCCCTCCTTGGTATACTGTACTTACAGGCCCCCGCCAGGGCCGAGTACAAAGGAAAGGAGAAGCTTATGCGCAGATATAATTTCCCCTTCAACGGAAATCGTTATGTCCTTAATAAATCCACCGGCGAAATTCACGACCTGGACTGCGAGACGCCGCAGTGCCGGATTAATGAAATGAACCCAGCGAATATCATAAACTGTATGAGCTATGATGATGCTTGGCTCCGCGCTAACTTGCTTAAATGCCCCGCGCCTAACGGGTGTCATTATTGCAATTCGTCCAGGGACAACGGATAACCTTTCTGGACTATGGACTTTAATGTCTGTAGTCCTTCCTCCGGAAAATCTTCACACAAAACCGACTCAAGCTCCTGAGGTGTTTCAGTGTGTATTACAAGGTCATATATTAACTCTGAAAATTTCTTTACGTCCGTAATGGATGTTAAAACCTTAAATTTTGTCATCGTTCTCGCCTCCTCTTCTCCTGCTAATGTACCGGGGCTAGCCGGTTCCTATTGAGGATTCCGAATCTTTCTTATTCCGTTTTTTGTCCGCTGCCTTAGCTTCTGCTGTTCCGAGAAAATAGCCCTTGTCAAATCATGCGTCCTCTCCTTTCCATACATAGCCTGTATCTTCCCATAGTTTCTTTGGAGATATGTAAAAGCTCCTGTTTTTCTTTCGCTTGGTGCATCTGCCTATCGGTAGCCATCCAGCGTCTATTCCTTCCCTGACCCACAATGCATCCTTGCCATATACCTTAGCTGCCACCTCCATCGGCACACCGCCAAGTCCAAATTCTGGATAAGGCTGTGTTGCTGACATGAGTATCCTGGCCACATGCTCCGCTATCTGCTGAGCATTAAATAAATTCTGGACAGTTTCCTGTTGTTCTTCTATAGACATGCTCTCGCCCTCCTTTCCCTATTTCAGTGTCTTTTAAGACACTTTTTCATCAAAAAAAATGCTCATCGGAGAGTCCAAATGCAATAGCCTGGTTATTGCCTGTATCTCCTCCAATGTAAATTGAGATTTTCCTCTGCACTTTCTATAAAAAGCAGAGCGGCTTATGCCGAGTTCCTCGCACATTCTTGCCTTGCTAATGCCTTCTCGTTTCATTTCATGTTCCAATTTATCCTTATTCAAAACCTCACCTCCTTTTGTTTGGTGTCATTTAGGACACTTTGAGTATAGTATAGTTGTATTGCCATGTCAAGTGTTTTTTGTCTTTTAAGACACTTTTTTATTTTATCATGTTGCAAAAAAGACACTTTTGTGTTAAACTCATCAATATAAGGAGGAACTATCAATGACAAACATGGGCAATATAATTAAAAGATTACGTATTGAAAATAATATGACACTAGAACAACTTGGGGATAAGGTTGGGGTAGGGAAAAGCACAGTACGCAAATGGGAAAACGGAATGATTGCCAATATGAGACGAGACAAAATAGCTAAAATAGCTGATGTCTTCAATGTTTCTCCATCTTATCTTATAGGATGGGACAATAATGTCGGTCCCATTACCAATGGAACTAAGCATAAGGCACCTGGCGTTACTATCAATGTCCTTGGACGGGTTGCGGCTGGCGTCCCCATCGAAGCTATAGAAGATATTATTGGCACAGAAGAAATATCAGCAGAACTGGCGTCCACAGGTGACTTTTTTGGCCTCCAAATTCATGGTGATTCCATGGAGCCAAGAATGTATGAAGGTGATGTTGTCATAGTCCGCCAACAGGATGATGCTGAAAGCGGAGAGGTGATTATTGCTATGGTTAACGGCGATGAAGCTACTTGTAAACGCTTAAAGAAATATGATGGGGGCATTATGCTTTTATCGAATAATCCTCGCTACGAGCCTATAGTATTTACCAATGAAGAGATTGAAGAAAAACCTGTGCGTATTATAGGAAAAGTAGTTGAGCTAAGAGGAAAATTTTAAGGAGGTGTAATCTTATGAAATACAAAGAATTTTTAGAGTACATGGAAAATAACCTAGACGGATACCAGGTGTTTATACGAAAGGCCCGCCGGTACCAAACTATCGAAAACGCAAAACGGAAGAAAAAATGGTCAGATGACAATGTAGAAAAAGCAACTTATGAAATGTGGAAAAAGTCTATGGAAAATTTGTATAATAATCTGAAACAGAAAATTAAGTCTGATTCCCGTTTCGCCTGGACTGATTTCATAAATAAAAACGAGATACTGGAATTAGTAAATGAAGGAATCGGTGATATAGACTTTTCCAATGATGCAGCTTAGGAGAAAAGATATGGAAATACATGCAGATGACCCTATTGATTTGACAGGTCTAAATAAACGTGATATACGTGACATTAAGCGTTCTATGGTTATAGAGCGTCAGAAACTAGAACAGTTTGGCTTTGATACCGAAACCAACGAGTGTATGATGAGTGCCATTTACCGTGCACTTATTGTTTGCAAGAAAATAAATAAAGAAAAATATACACCAAAGAAATACAAAAAGCCCTTATGACATCAACACAAGAGCTTTAAGTGATACTATTGCCCGGATATGCACCGGATGATAATATCGGCCTCAACAACCATATTATATCATCCTTAAATACATCCGGTCAATGGGTGTATTTTTTGTACTCAAAAATAGTTGCGATATCGCAACGGGAAGGATGATATCAATGGCACTCACACAATGTCCAGAATGTGAAGGTAAGGTAAGTGATAAGGCTCAATCCTGTCCGCACTGCGGATGTCCAATCTCTTCACCTCAACAAACAGCTCGTACTCCAGCGGTACAGCGCCCTAAGCCCCCATCCAGGATGCGTCTGCCCAATGGTTTCGGCTCAATTTCTTATTTGGGTCCTCGCCGGAGGGAGCCTTATTATGTCAGAAAAACAGTAGGAAGGACTCCCTTTGGTAAGCCTATCCAGCGACCGATTGAACCCAAGGCCAGTTTCAAGACCTACAATGAAGCTTACCAGGCATTAATGGAGTATAACAAAACCCCCTATGACAAGAAGCATGAGACCACGATTGCGCAAGCTTATGAAGAATGGGCGCCAAAATATTTTGCTCAAAAGAATTTATCTGAAGGAAGGAAAAAGGCATGGCGAGATGCGCTCAGAGCCTGTACTTCTATCCATAATAAGAAGCTCCGGGAACTCAAGACTGTAGATTTAGATATTGCCATACAGCAATCTTCTAAATCAGCTATTATCCAGATTGACGTCCGAAGCCTCCTTATAAATCTATATGACTGGGCATTAAAGTATGAAATAGTAGAAAAAAATTATGCCAAAATGACTGATGTGGTATCCAGGCCAGATGCAAGCATTAACCGTATTGTATTTCCAGATAGAGAGGTACAGCAACTCTGGAAAATGCTGGACATGGAATGTGTAGATATGGTCTTGGTGGGATTATACACAGGACTGCGACCAGGAGAAATCTGCACTCTTGAATCTGAAAACGTCAATCTAAAAGAACACTATATGGTTGGTGGAAGTAAGACAGAAGCTGGTAAAAATAGAATCATCCCCATCCATGATAAGATATATAATCTGATTGCGCAGAGGGCTGATACTGGTAAACTGTTTAAGATTGGAGCTGACAACGTGACCTATAACATGTATGCCCATCGTTTCAGAGCTATCATCGCAGATATGAAAACTAAACACACGCCCCATGATACAAGACACACCTTCGTCACAAAGGCCAAGACTGTTGGCATGGATGAGTATTGTCTTAAGCTTATCGTTGGGCATGCAATCCAGGACCTTACAGAAAACGTGTATACCCATCGAACTCCGGCTGAATTACTGCGAGAAGTTAATAAGATAAACTACGATATTTAAAACGTTGTTGCGACTATGCTGCTAATTTGTTGCGATTAAAATTTTTAACGTCACTTTTAGTACATGTTTAACACCACAAAAACAACGTATTTCTGTTATTCTATTGTCATAAATTGTAAGGAAAGGGGAAATTGTCATTCAGAATGCATGTAAGCCACAAGCCCGCAGACCTGCATCCCGTAACGGACTGCCTCTGCCTCTTGAATAGGCCCCTG